AACTCATTCGCCCAGATAGTACAGGGGTGATTACGAAAAGCACCCTTCTCAGTAGCATAAGGAGTACCGTCTGCTTTGGGAAGAGTGCCGAAGTTATGTCCCCATTTGTCCGAGCATACAATAGCAAGCATCTGGCAAGTCTCTAGGGGCATCTTGACAATGTGCTTGTCAGGGAGAACCACAGCAGACTTATATGGACTAGGATCAGTTACAAAGATGTTCATATCAATTTAGATAACGAGATGAAGAGCAGGAATGCTAACATTATAACCACATCCCAGGATTTTGTCTTTATAAAGTAAGGAACTGAAATAAGATCCGCAATGAAGTGTGCGCCCACACCAACTAATACATTTACATGAAGGACGATGAAGTAGGCAACAATGACGAGAGCACTACCTATGATCCTTAAACGAACTACATTTACCATTCAAGTGCTTCTGATACTGCAGGGAACTGTTCTTTGAAAACGTCACGAACACCTTCAGCAACAATCATATGTTCCTTCTGAGTGCCATGAGCGGACCTTAGATCAATATAATGTACCCATGACCGAACTGAGCCTGTCATGTAGATTTTTGTGGGCGTACAGAGTGGAAGCACATTTCTTGCACATTCCTTTGCCACACCTCGCTCTAGCATTTGTTGATACAATGCCATTGCCGAATCAAATAATGTCGTCATTTGGATTTCCATATTCTGGACATCAAATGCATCCAGATCATCAATGGAATTCTGACGATTCTTGGTGTCCTGCCTACGGAGTTCTGGTAGGGGGATCTTCGGACCCAGTAAGGAACTATCAGCATAACGTTGGGAAAATTCTTGGAATGTAAATGAACGGTGCCTCAGGATCTGAGCTGCGATTGCCCTAGTCGTTTCAATTTCAACAGTCATGTATGCCTGCTCAAAGATACTCCAGTGTTGATGCTTAATACAATACTTCAGAAGACCACTGAACTTCTCATTATCCTGGTTATTGGGGTTAGACACACGAGCACAGTATGCCATGTGTTTTTCGGCATCTGGGGTAACAGAGACAATCTTAACAGTCATTCTACGATGAAACAATATGGAGTTATTTTAGCAATAAAAAAGGAGGGCGTCAAGGGGGGTCAGTCAGAAATGATTCTACTTCATCGCAATCAAGAACATAGAATTGAGATGATTTGATTCCTCTGTTCAACATCTGCATGATCCTATGCTTACCATCAATCATTCTATACCTGTTCCCATATGGATTAGGAGCACCTTCTACAATTATTCCTGGAATTGTTATGTCTGCATTAAGATATCTTAATGATGGTCTTTCTTCACAACAGAAACAATTCTCTCCAGTGTTATGTGGATGATGATGCTTCCCTAACCAAGCGATGTTGTGTAGTTCTACAGTTTGTATGTTGTCATGGGTAAGTAAATGATAAATGTCTTTCATGCGAATGAAATGAAGTGTTCCTAGTTCTTCATTGGGTTTTGCCCACTCCCAATTACCTGTTGCTACGGTATACCATGCTTTATGACGCCTCCTTCCAGGAAATGGTTCTGGTGGTAATGTCAATTGTTCCTCATAGTTTTTTGCATCATAGCATAAAAAAGGAGGGCGTCAAGCCCTCCTCCACAAATCAATCTGGATAACCGTCATCGTCATCCCCTACTTTATAATTATCTGTACTTTTATACAGATCTATATCGGAATATATTTCGCTTTCCAACGCATCTACAAGTAACTTTAAATTCGTAAGTATTAACTTTAGCCTATCCCTATCTACCTGCATGAAACCTCCATAATAAAAAAAGGAGGGTTACCCCCTCCCGATTATTTATACTACTGTAATATCACTTACTGTAGGTGCGTCCACGATAACAAAATGTACCATGGGTTTGCTTACTCTCTACACAACGTGTATCATACTCAACACCACGATATGAGGTGTGAAGAACTTGTGCGTCGTGAAGTGCAGATACTTTATTGATCTGCTTCTTGATCATGTTTAGCGTGTTCATTTAATTTACTCCTGAAAGTTAGGGTTTTTAATTCCCCGTTCCTTCAGTCGTGTGCGTCCCATGGATAACATTCAGGGGTTGATTCCTTCATGACCTCAATCAATTCCACCTTATATTCGGGAGGAATATTCTCATTTGTTCTCATCCGAATCATAATTGAATCGGCTTGAGCACAGCTGAGAGTTGAATAGAATAGTAATTCTAACATGGGATGAACGGCTCCGTTCCGCGACTTACTTGCGTCCTCCTTACGGGGGATGAACGATGGTAACAGTGTACATTACTATTTAGTATATGTCAACTGTATAATGCAATACACTTTAATATTTTCTTAAAGTTTTAAGATGTTCTACGATGTTATCACGTACCCACATAAGTTCATGATAGCATTGTTGGTTATGAGCACACTGACGCAGTGCAGGATCTGGTTTCAATACACTCTCAATAAACAAATCTAGACCACGATTCCACTTTACTTCTTGAGATTCACTGCCATCAATAACATACTGATCTTTCATTAAATCATTCCTCGTTCTTTCATGTGGTGAAGGGTTTCTTTGAGGTTACCGAGATGCTTAGCACCAATGGCTACCTGTGGGTATGTAGCACCAGATCCAAATTCTGCTTCAAATGCTCTTTGAGTAAAATGTTCGTTGAGGTTATACTCAAGAAATTCTCCACCCATAGACCTAAGTAGTGAAGCAATACGCTCACATTCTTGACTACCGTTTGTGTAGATTACTGCTGTGGTCATTTGTTATTTTTTAGCGTGATTGTATTCTATAACAATTTTTTCGTGCTTCGTATTTTTATCTGAGCAATAAAAATGTCTTACACTCTTAGCATTTAATAACTCAGCAACACTGTCTATTAAGTCTTTTGCAATAACTTTATTAGTTGCTTCTTTCCAGTCCTCAGTCATTCATCATCATCCATATTTTTAATTTTTTCTTCAAGTGTATCAAAAATACTATCCATAGATGTAATGTTTTCAATTTCACTGAGCAATCCAGAAATTTGCGTACAAACAACCGGGCGTTCATTTCTAGCAGCATATGCTAGTGCATTGCGTAAATTTCCTGACGCTTCATCAAGTGAAATTTTAACCGAATTAGATAGTGCCATCAGGTCGTCCTCCAATTTTGTCCCACATTTCTTGTACCATATCTACTGCTGGTGGTGTTTCATAAGGTGGTGCTGGTTGTGATTGCCACTTATCAATTGCTTCCTGTGTAGGCACAGCAATTCTAAATGGATAATCTTCCTCTTCAAACTCCTTATTCATATCAATATATGTTTGAGGAGTGATCTTAATTTTTTTCATAATGTTCTATTTAATCTAGTTTCTGCTTGGTCTGGGAAGTCTCTGGGTCTACTATCAGTAGCATTATCAGTCTTAGGAGAACCTTCATTCGCCTTCATGGTGTGTTGATAGTTAGGTCGTGGGTATCTCATATAGAATGGATCAGGCATCCAGTATGTTACCTGCCATTCTTGTTCAGGACATAGCTCAAGATGCTTCTCTACACTATGGCAGAAACTACCGAGTTGAATGTATCCATCGTGAGTGATGCATTTGTTGTCGCCATTAGCAACTAAGAACATCATCTTACTACTCATAGCACTTCTTGCTCTGGGTTAAGATTCTTGACGAATTGCACAGGATCCTTTTCGGACTTATGTACCCAATGATAACGCATCATCTCAAAAATAGGATCCCATGTCGCGACACAAACATAATCAGTCACGTTGCCTCCAGTCATCAGGTTTGTCTCGTTGGAACCAATCTTTGATGTCATCAGCACTGTTGAACCCCGTTCTATGATTGGATGGATCGGGGTCTCCTAAACCCATCCTATTCAGAAAATCGTCAGTGCTTCCTTCTTCAATGTTTTGAGAAGCTTGGCGGCGTGCTTGCTTCAACCAATCCCTAGCAAGTGTATGTGCCTTTGCTAGTTTCTCTACCCAGATCATATCATCTAATTGCACTTCCTCCTTGTTTGCAATTTTTTTACAGATAAATTCTAGTCGTAGTCTATATTTGGTAGAAAGCATATTGTTTAGTCTCTAAAATCTAGTTTGAGTTCTAAGTCTTCTAATTTAAGATATTCAGCATGTGCTTTCTCTTGACGATCACACACAATACCAAGAATATCATTCATAATAGTATCATTATCAATATAATCATCCAGATACTTATCAATTGCTTCTTTTAAGTATCTGTATCTGTGCCATTCTGGTGAATAGGGTTTGTAATCCATAATAAAATCATTTCTTTGGGATATTGTAAAGTCTAGGACTTATTCTACCTTCACATTGAGTGATGTTTTTTAAATCACTCCGATAGTTATCCCAATAATGATCAAAAATATCAACTTGTTTTGATGACATAACAACATCAAACTTTGTGATAGTATCTTGAAGATATTCAACAATGAAAGCATTAGTTGGTAGAGTTCGTTCTTCTCTCACACTGGGATCGCAATCAGAATAGATTGTCTTCATGCAGTACGACCTCCCCAATTAATCTGAGGAAATGCTTCAGTAACACATGCTCTAGTAATTTTGTATTTTTTACCCAGTTTCTTGTCCTTAACCAGACAGACAACGTTTGCATCATCTTTATGAAGACCCTCAAGCAGTTGAATAAACATATTCTCACGCCTAGTTTGAGTTAGACCGTTATTGCCACCCTGGACAAAATTATAAAACAAACGAGACTCTTTCTCTAGTACAGTATGTTCAGTACCAATGGGTGCTTCATTTTTTTCATAAGGAACTTCACCAACTGGAAGTTCACTGATAACACTTTCATCAAAGTTCCAAATAAGAAGCATTCGGAGTCCATCACTATTATGTTCTTGGAGAAGTTTAATCTTCTCCGGTTTGGTTTTCGCGTTGCTTATTTTTTGCAGCACTTCAGAAATTAAGAGTTTCATTTTAATAAATTAATTGTGTTTAGTCTTCATCGTCATCAACAACAAAACGAACAGAGTATAAGTCGGATGTAATTGGGTTGCCATTGTCATCAATCATCTCAGGATGATCAGACAATCTGTTCGTGACAATAGAGTTTTCATAATACTCTCTGCCCATCCAACCAAACCCAAATCCAACAGCACTGAACAGGATAATTAGGAATCCTGAGCAGAAAAGAGCTACTGAGATCATTTGCTTTCTCCTGACTTTAAACTTTTGGTGGAGAACCAAAAATCAAGATGGAAGTTGTACTCACGTCCCCATAACTTCAGAATTCTTTTGGAGGAAATTCTAAAATCAGGATCATGAGATCGCTTCCTCCTTGTCATTGTTTCTACACTTTTATTTAGTTTCATTTTTATACAAATAATCTAGAGCATCCTGCATATCACCAACATACTTTCCATCAAAATAAACTTGAGGAAAAACACATCGTTTCGCTACAGGAATGTCTGGTTCAAGTTTAAGATATTCAGTAAAGGACATACCTTCACCTTCACCTTCAACTAACCTACGAACCTTTACTTCAACAAAAGGAATATAAGATTCCAGCAGTACAGTTTTGAGTGCATCACAATACTTACAATTACTGATGCTGTAAACTTTTACTTCCATGTCTCAACTCCTCATAGTATTCCAGCAGTTCATCATCAGAAATTTCATTGTAATGCCCGCTAAAAAATTTAGCATTCAATACAGATAGACTCTCATCGTAGTCATCAAAAAGAATAAACTGAATCTTCTTAATTAAGGATGAACGATCCATTGTAGAAACTGTATTGTGTTCTTATTTATTCTATCAGTTAGGCGGTTTATTGTCAAGGTTTGCTGCAATAACTACGGGATTTCTCAAAGCATTTTTGAGTTCCTTTCCTGCACGATCTAATGCCGATTTTAAATTCTTTGGCATTGTTTTTTTGTGTTCTGTTGGGTTGAATCCTTTTTTCATAAAAAACCTTTTGAGTGAAAAATTTGCCCGAATTTTTTTAGGGCGATTTTTGGAATTAAAAGTTGAATTTCGTTCAGACAGCGACATTAAAGACACTGATTACTCTAAGATTTCCTGGCGAAGGTGGTCTTATAGTATGTAAATACTTTCCATTAAAGATAAGCATCTTTCCAAACTCTGGTTCAGCTTCGTACTTAATTGGGAGAGGATCATTGTCCCAATCAATAGCATCATAGTCTATCACACCAGGATCAGTGTAATTATATTTACGACCTCTTGAATAAAATACTTCACCTTCTTCTGGTCGGTTTTCAGCATCAAAGATAACTGTGTTTCCATCAGACTCATTAAGATATAGTATTGTACTATAATGATCCATGGGATTGTCTACATGGGGATCAAAGAAATCATATCCAGGAACATGATAGGTCATGTTTAAACATGCTCTAATGCATCCTTTATAATCTAAGTTTAAATCAGTGAAGGTATTATCAACTATCTCATAAAAAAGATCAAAGAATTTTGATACTGGTTTATTATCTGACCTACCAAACATATTATGTGACATCTGTGGAAACTTAGCTGTCGTAGTTTCAGGAGTATAATACCACGGAACTATTCTTTTAGCCTTAGGATTCTTACATTCAATAAAATCATCACAAAATTTTCTAAGTTTATCAATGTCCCTAATCTTAACTTCTACAAAATCAATCATCAGAAAATACCTCGTCTCCAAATACTAGAGTATTAAGTTTAGTGTTGCACCATAGATCTAATGCATTCTCTTTACGTGCAGCGATTGGTTTACCTCCTACGTTCAGTGATGTATTTAACAACATTGGAATACCAGTAAGAGATTCAAATTCTTCTATCAATGAATAGTATACCTCAAGATCTTGAGATACTGTCTGTGCCCTACAAGTGCCATCAACATGTGTAACTGGAGGATATAACTCCATGTCAATCATATCCATAACGTAAAGCATATAAGGAGATGGATGAGGAAAATCAAAGTAATTATGTGCTTTTTCTTCTAACACAGAAGCACCGAAAGGTCTGAAATATTCTCTATTTTTTACATTCTTATTAATAATGTCCTTACCATCTGGGATAGAAGGATTCATTAGAATACTTCTATTACCTAGTGCTCTAGGTCCAACCTCTCCATGTCCCTGATACCAACCAACTATCTCACCTTTCGCCAAACGCTCAGCAGTTTTCTTAATAGTTAATTTACTTGGGACTGTACTTGGTGCCTCATCATCTTCCCAAAAAGGAAATCCTGTAGTATCAAATTCTTCCTGATCATAATATCTCCTGAGAAACTCAACTGCACCTAAAGATAATCCACAATCACTACAATGAGGTGCAACATTTAAGTTTGGTCTAACCTTTATAATCTCGCTATTGATTACAGTATTTTGTGCGACACCACCTGTATATCCAATGACATCATCTTCATTTGTATATTCCAAGAAGGCATTAACATATACCTTCTCAGAAATAGTATGAGCTTTAGATACCCAATCACAAATAGTTGGAAAGTGTTCGTTACTTTTTATTGATACAGTATTCCATGGAAAATCAAACCATGCTGTCTGAAGATTCCTAAGATCATGCCTTAGTTTTTTAACCCCATGAATAGATCCATATGCTTTCATCCCCATAATTTTTCCTGCATGGTCTAAAGGATTGCCATTTATGTCTATGGACTGACCAACATCACTAAGAATCATTGCAAGACTTTGATAAGGAATAATTCCATTCCTTTTTTCCTGTTCTTTATACCTTACAACAATTTTATCATTCCTAAACACAGAAAAATTAACTTTATCATCACCAAATCCATCAGAAACCACACTGACAGTAGGTTTAATTCCCAATGGCCATACACTGAGGGCATGACAATAGTGATGATCAACTCTATAAATCGGACAATCAAATCCAAGAACACTAAAAATCTTTAATTTAATTTCATTAAATAAAGAATCTTCAGCATACTCTAAAAAATGATGACTAAATTTATCAATAGAAATAGCAATTGCATCTAATTCTGAAGGATTAATACCCCACTTCCTAATAACTTGAACCCAACTATTTAAATCTTTGAATCCATAGTGTTTATCTTGGATATTTCTTTCACAATGAGTATATTTTACCTTACTACCATCTGTGTAGGTGATATTAGAATCATGATCGTCTAATCTAAGACCTATAAATTTCATACCTACAAAAAAAAGGGTCGTTACACCCTCTAATTATAACAGTTATTAAGTAGTTTGTCTAGGAGGTGGTCTGAATGGGCAGTCGCGACATCCAGCACCACAGCATCCTCTATTCTTTATCATAAAGTTTCTCTAGTTTTTCTCTAGAAAGATCCACATACATAACCTTCTCACCTAGTTGAGGTGCTTCAGGATGTCTCCGAGATCTAGCACCCCAGTAAATAGATTTAAGGTTGTAGTACATAAGAGCAAAGGCACCGCCAGCAATGATAGCGAAGCATGTGAAATAAAGAAATACTTCAAAGTTATTCATCATGCCCCCTGAAGGGACTGAAGTGTGTTGTGAAGTTCTCCAATATCTAGGAGACCTTCAGCACTGAACCATGGAGCATTTGCCCAACTGAATCCTTCACCCATGGTGCTATCGGGTGCAACGATATACCAATGACATGCTGTGTCGGGTACATCTACGGCACACTTAGACCAATCATCACTCCACTGTGGGACTTGCACCCACATCAGAGCAGCAAACATAATACTAAAGAATGATTTAATCATTTGTAAGTTTCCTTTTTATGAGATGGTCTATTGAGAAATTACCAGGACCACTGAGAACGATACATGCTGCACCTCCCCAGTAAAGAACTAAGAGTTCTAACAAATAGATGTTGAAACCAGATGTAAACAGAGCATGATAAATTGCGAATGATATTGTACCTAAGATTGCTAAGGCACCCAGACGAGTGCCTAGTCCACAGATAACCATCCAACTCCCGATGACTTCAGCAAATGCTGCGAAGTATGAGGAGACGATTGGGAATGGGAGATGCAATGGTCGTACAAATGCATCCGCAAAGTTTTCAATGTTCTCTAGTTTCTCATAACCATGATGGATAAGCATGGTGCCTAACGCTATACGAAGTAATAAGAATCCTAGAGATTGAATCACAATGCATTACCTCTAGGTAGAACTTCTTCAGGGAATACGAATGACTCATGTGGTTGGTCAACTGGTGCTAACCATGCACGGAGTCCTTCATTTAGAAGAATGTTCTTGGTATAGAACGTCTCAAATTCAGGATCTTCTGCTGCTCTTATTTCTTGGGAGACAAAATCGTAAGCACGAAGGTTAAGAGCAAGACCAATAATGCCAATGCTGCTGGTCCAAAGACCCATAACAGGAACAAAAAGCATGAAGAAATGTAGCCACCTTTTATTACTGAATGCAATACCGAAGATCTGCGACCAGAACCTGTTCGCTGTGACCATTGAATACGTTTCTTCTTCTTGCGTGCTGTCAAATGCTTTGAATGTGTTTGCTTGTTCGCCATCTTCATAAAGTGTGTTTTCTACTGTGACGCCATGGATTGCTGATAGCAATGCTCCACCTAGTATACCAGCAACTCCCATCATATGGAATGGGTTGAGCGTCCAGTTATGGAAGCCCTGTAGGAAGAGTAGGAACCTAAATATCGCTGCAACACCAAA